GTAATGTTCTTGTGTGTTAGCGAATCCGTAGTGGCCGGAGTATCGGTATTGAAGCGCGGCGAAGACGAGGTAGCGAGCGGACCATACCAGTCGAGCTTGACGCTTCGAGACCCACTTCCGCTGAACTTTCCAGCAAGAATAGGATCGTTTTCGAGAACGCCAGAACGCAGAAACGCGTTCGCGGCGGTCATCTTCTCAATCATCTGGTCCCACCACGGAACCTGTTCGACGATGTTACTGATTGCAACGGTAGCCATAAATCAAATCTCCTGTCTATGACCCGCTCTTGAGTTGATTGTAGCGAGTCGGATTCTCTTTGTATAGACGAACTTTTTCAACGCCCGTCATCTCATTCCAAGACTTACCCGCGCCGGACCCGCCGCCCGCGTTAGAGCCGTTAGACCCGCTACCCGACCCCTTGCCTGCTACGATAAATCGTGAATATGTCTTATTGTCAACAAAACTTTTCTTCAGGTCTTCGACCGTCATCGCCGAAGGCTGGCCGTTCTCGTCGAGCACTCGCACGATTGGCTTACCGTCTTGGAACTCCGTGCGGAGTCGGGACCGAACGTTGTGAATCAGCGCGTCCGCGCCGTCGCCAAACAGTTCTGCCGACAGTTTTCGCGCCGTTGCCTCAACTGTAAGAGCTTCTACGGCTGCATCCTTAGACTTGATCTGCTCCAGCAGCTCCTGCTCGCGCTTGGTCAGCTTTTCCTGCCACGACTTTTCCAGCGCGGCAACGTCGCCGCTCTTTCGCGCCAGCTCTTCGGCCTTCCTCGCGGCCTCAGCTTCGATTTCGGCCTGCTTGGCTTCGCGTTCCGTGAGCTTCTTCTTCAGGGCCTCGCGCTCAGCCTTCTCTTTTTCGAGGGCCGTCTTCAGTCCGGTTACGTTTTCGGCGGGTTCAACGCCATCAACCGCGAGACGGTATTTCCCGTCGTCGCCCTTCGTGTAAAGCTCCGCAACGGTCTTGTCGAGGCCGTCGGTGCTGTCAATCGTATATTTCAGTGCCATGTCTCAGTCCTCCTATGTGTTTGAAAATTATTCCCCAGCCATCGCGGCTTCTTGTGCCGCTCCGCCGCCAGCAGCACTCGTCGTTTCCTTCTTGGAATAGTCCGGCTGCGACTCCATAGCCTTCTTGAACTCGGCATATGGCATGGTCGCCACGCCTTCCTCAATCAGGCGGTCTCGGACTTCTTCCAGTGCGAGCGTTCCAGAATCCTTCGCCGTGACATATGCCAGCAGTCGCTGCGAGTCGGCTTCCGTGAAATTGAACTGCGTGTTCAGCTTCACATACACTTCGTCGGGGTTGTCTCCAGTAAATTTCGCTGCCGCCTTCAACGCCTTTTTATAAGCCATGCTGTCGTTGTTTGCGTAGTTCGTGAGCGTGGCTGTCTCGGAAGAGGCTTCTGTCGCAACCTGCGTGGCGGTCTTGCTTATCAGCCCCTCTTTGACCATCTTGGCCGCCAGCGATACCAACTGCTCTTCAATAATGGCAATCAGCTTCGTTATCAGCGTGTTCTCTGGGCATACGAGGATTCCAGCCTCGGCCCCATTCGTCGTAGCTGGCAGTAACAGGGCCTTGTTCGACCCAGTGATGATACGTCCGCCCATCTGCGTATCAATCCAGTCCTTGTCGACGCCGTGCAGTTTCAACTGCGGCATTCCCATCTTGAACGCGGAATTGTAGAGGTCTGCCGACACCCGGAAGTGCGCGAGGTTCATGCACGTTATTGGACTCATCGGGCATGGATCCATTGTCCAGTTGTTATCCTCAGAGCCAAACGGGTAGAACGGGATTTCGTCGAACGCCTTCCCGCTGTGGTCGATGATGGGGAACTCGCTGACCTTAACCCACTCTTCTTCGCCTGTCTTCGCGTCCTTGAGCTTCCGCCATATCAGGCAGTTCACGAACATCCCGCCTTCATACATTTCCAGCGAGAACTCCCTGCGCTGCTCACCCAACTTCTCTTCGTAGTCATCATCTTCAGCAACGAACGTCTCGCGCAAGACCACCTTCGACAGAACAGTTTTCGAGCCTATGCGCATTTCCCTCCAGTTGACGATGTCTTCGGCGTTATAACGAACAATCACGGGGCGCACGTTCCCGCTTTCCACATCAGCCAGCGTTACCACACCGTCTCCAGTGTTGCCCGTCGCCGTGTAGTCAACCAGCAACCCGCCGCGCCCGATGTCAATGATTTCGCAGAGGCTCTTACGCATCTGCTGTATCATCGTCACGCCGTTCCCGTCAATGTCGTCTCTCAGGATTTCAAGACCACTCGGCAGGTTGATGATGGGTTCTCGCTTGAACACTTCGCCGACGAGGGCGTTTCGCGTCCTCAGCGACACGCCATACCACGGCGGGCGCATCAGGTACCCCTTGTAGATCGCGTCGCGCCATACTGGGTCATCCAACATCGGGTCCGGGTCGGGGAGGTAATTCTTGCTGCGTTCGCCCTTGATGGCGTATTCCCCTTCCATGCAATCACGAATGGTTTGATATTCCTCCAGCTTGGCCTCCAGTTCGGGCCGCACGTATCCAACATTCGGTTTCTTGCTCATGCCGTCTCCTTTATCATATGTCCCATAATTGTCAAATCAATACCGTCCGTATGTGCGCACTGTTCCTATGACTGGTCGTTTAATGGGCATTTCGTATTCTACAAGGTATCCTGGCGCATCCAGAACGTGGTCGATTCCGGTCGATTTGTCGGGGTCTCCCTTGTCGTCATACGTCTGTTCGCTCAGGGCTTCGGCGTATCTCGGGCACAATAGGTCGTTGACCGTCACGTCTCCGCTCTTGAATCCTCGGTTCATCGCCAACACGCGGTCTTTTACCGCAGGGTGTGAGTGATGATAACGGGTCTCAAAGCCCGCTTTCTGCAACAGCGCGATGTCACTTATCGACGCATCAGAGCTTTTCCGGCTTACCCCGGCGCAATCTGGGAATATCACGAGTTTTTTACCGGGATACTCAGTCTTCAGCTTGTCAATCATCGCCGGTGTGTCCATC